TGTAAAGAATGCTATTGATTGGGTTTAATAGCATTAATAGAGCGTCAAATTCCAATTTATCGAGCACTTTAACACAATAAAGGAGCAACCACTCGGCTGCTCCTTTTCCAAATACCCCCGAGCCGCAAGGCTCTTTTTTTATGCCCATTGCCAAGGAGGTGAAACAGAATGTCAGAGAATTTCGGCTTGAAAATAGGTCTTGAGGGCGAAAAGGAGTTCAAGAAATCCCTCGCCGAGATAAACAACTCGTTCAAGGTCCTCGGCTCCGAAATGAAGCTTGTGGATTCTCAGTTCGATAAGAACGATAAATCCGTCGAAGCCCTAACCGCCCGCAGCGAGGTTCTGAACAAGGAAATCGACGCACAAAAACAGAAAATCGAAACCCTCCGTTCTGCCCTCGCAAATGCGGCAGAGTCATTCGGCGAGAACGACCGCCGCACACAAAGCTGGCAGATACAGCTGAACAATGCGCAGGCGGCTTTGAACGGTATGGAGCGTGAACTGAATGTCAACAACACCGCCCTTGAAAATGCTGACAAGGGTCTTGACGAAGCGGGAGATGAAGCAAAGGACTTCTCCAATTCCGTAAAGAAAGCCGCCGATACCAGCGAGGACGCTGACGGGAAACTGAGCAAACTCGGGGATACCGCAAAGAAAATCGGTGCGGCTCTGGGTGCCGCTGCAGCCGCAGTAGGAACAGCCTGCGTTGCCGCAGGAAAAAAGCTGTGGGACATGGCGAACGATGTAGGTTCTGCTGGCGATCAGATTGACAAGACCTCGCAGAAAATCGGCATAAGCGCCGAAAGCTACCAAAAGTGGGGCTATGTATTTGAGCGCTGCGGCGCTGACGTGAACAACCTCCAGACGGGCATGAAAAAGCTGTCCACCGTCATTACGGACGCGGCGGGCGGCTCGGATTCCGCTGCCGAAAAGCTGTCCGCTGTCGGGCTTTCCATCGAGGAACTGAACGGTAAATCCCAGGACGAACAGCTGAGCATGGTGATAACCGCTCTGCAAGGCATGGAAGCAGGCGCAGAGCGCACCGCCGCCGCAAACGACCTCCTCGGAAAATCCGCTGTGGACATGGCGGCAGTCCTAAACACAAGCGTAGAGGAAACCGAGCGTCTGAAGCAGGAAGCCGAGGATTACGGCATGGTTATGAGCAACGAAGCGGTAGCTGCGTCCGCTGCTTTTGAGGACAGCCTTACCAAGCTGTCGCACACCGCAGGCGGTCTGAAGAACCGCATGGTGGGAGAACTCCTGCCGGGAATAACGCAGATCACAGACGGACTTGCCGACCTCCTCGCAGGCAACGAGCAAGCGGCGGACGAACTGAAAAGCGGCGTTACATCAGTTATCGACACTATCCGAACGCTGATTCCGCAGTTTGCGGAACTCACAACTTCGATTGCGGGAGCGGTCCTCGAAAGTGCTCCCGGTATCATCAAGGCGCTTGCGGACGGACTTCTGTCGGCTATCTCCGAACTTACTCCGACCATCGCCAGAATTGTGACCGAGATTACTTCGGCTCTGGTGGGACTGCTGCCGCAGATAGTTTCGGCGGGAGCGGATATTCTGCTGTCGCTTATCAAGGGCATTGCGGACACGATTCCGCAGCTTGTTCCGCAGATAGTCGCTGTTGTCGTGGAGATAGTGAAAACGCTTGTGGACAATCTGCCGCTTATTTTGGACGCAGCTTTACAGCTTATAATGGGACTTGCACAGGGTATTCTTGACGCTCTGCCTGCACTCATTGAAGCGCTGCCGCAGATAATCACGGGAATCGTGGACTTACTCATCGGTGCGATACCGCAGATAATCGAAGCGGGAATACAGCTTCTAACCTCGCTTGTTACCGCTCTGCCGGATATAATTGCGGCAATCGTGGAGGTAATTCCGCAGATAATTGACGGAATAATCAAGGCGGTGATTTCTGCAATTCCGCTTATCATCGAAGCAGGAATAAAGCTGCTTGTCGCGCTTGTGCAGAACCTGCCGACAATCATCACGACCATTGTTGCAGCAATACCGCTGATTATTTCAAGTGTTGTTAATGCAGTAATCGGTGCAATTCCGCAGCTTGTTGCGGCGGGCGTTCAGCTGTTTATTGCGCTGATTGAAAACCTCCCGACCATCATCGTGGAGATAGTCAAGGCGATTCCGCAAATCATAAGCGGCATTATAGACGCATTCGGAAGCTACTTTGGCAAGATGGCGGAGGTCGGCGGCAACCTGCTGAAAGGCCTGTGGCAGGGTATTTCTGATGCGGGCGCGTGGCTTTGGAATCAGATAAGCGGATTTTTCGGCGGCATTGTGGACGGAATCAAGGACTTCTTCGGAATACATTCTCCGTCAAAACTGTTCGCGAACCTCGGCGGCTTTATGGCAGAGGGACTTGGCGAGGGCTTCAGCGATGAGATGAAAGACGTTTCAAAGAGTATGCAGAACGCTATCCCGTCAGATTTTGACCTCGATATGAACGGCACGGTTTCGGGCTTAAACGGAGTACAGACGCAGGCGTTTGATGTAACAATTCCGCTTAGCATTGACGGTGTACCTCTCACAAAGGTAATATCCCGAATACAGTGGAACCAGAACAAGGTGACGGTAAGGAATGCAGGGGCGGTGTGATGGTTGAGATAATCGTAACTGAAAACGGAAATGTTCGTGGTGTGTTTACACGGGTGATTTCAGCATCGCTTACCGACAGCTTGAACGGAGAATGCACATTTCAATTTTCCGTAATGTCCTCGATGGCTTCGGAGATATTCACGGGGCTTGAGGTACAGCTGAAAAGCGACACTCTGAACTACCTTTTCAATGTAGTGAAGGTGTCGAAATCCCTTTCAAATGGCATTGCGATTTGCACCGTGGAGTGCGAACACAAGTCCTATGAACTTAACAATGACGAATACAAACTGACTGAATTTGACTTTGAGGGCGCTCCGGGTGAGTGCCTTATTTCTTTGCTGCAAGGCACATCACTAACCGCCGGAATTTGCGACCCGACCGTTCCGATAAAGCTGAAAATCAATCGAGAATGTACCCGCAGAGCCGCCTTAATGCAGCTAATTGCACTTTGCGGAGGTGAGATTGAATACAACGGGAACGAGATAAATATCCGCTCCCACAGAGGTTCAACGGAGTATATCGGGGTTATGGACGGTCGGAACGTTTCCGATTTGACGATGGAAACCGACAGCCGTTCGGGAACTACAAACTACGGCCTGACGCTATATAAGAACGTCAATTTCTCGGTCGGCGATAACGTGCAGATAGTATTCCACCCATTCAACCTCAATGTGAATACCCGCATAATTGCCATGAGTTTCAATCCGTACAACCGCCGTGAAATTTCAATCGAGGTCGGAGATTACCGTCCGAGCATTTCTGACAATCTCTATCAGATGGAGCAGAAAACGAACGAGATACGCAAAGATGTTGGCGAATCCACCGCGGAACTCAAAACCGCGACAAACAGTACGGATATTTCGGTTACGGAGAAGTCACAGCGGCTGTTCCGCATTACTTACAATGCGATTCAAGCGACATACGCAGCATTCTGCTCGACTGTGAAATTCGTGATTTCAGCCGCAGGAACTCTTGCGTTCATTCTGAAAAAGAACGAAAACGAGGTCATGCGGTATGAGGAGCATTTCAGCGAGGGACCGCACACCAAGACCTACACCTATCCGTTCACATCGGAAGTCGGTCAAAATACCATGTCACTCAGCGTGGTTTCGGCTGACGGCGCAGAGGGCAAGTTCCCGAAAATGCAGACCTGGGGCTATGTGATGGGCGCTTACCTTGCAGGAGATACACCGTGGGACGGTTACATTGAAGCCCGTGAGGACGAGGTTCGTTTTACTATGCGCCGAACCGTCAGAAAGTCGCTTGTTCGTACATCGGATACTCTGCTGTTTGAAATACTCAAATCGCATAAGTTCAAGTTCAGCGAACCCATACTCGCTTTCATAAAGCGTGAAAGGGAGAGAAAAACGCTTGAACCCACCGTCAGAGCGGTATTCCCAGACGTATGGAGCCCGAAAATAATCACCCCGCCGCCAATCACCGTGGTGAACGTATCGAACAGAAAACTGTATCTTGAGCTGCGAAATCCCGTCAAGACGGAGCGCATTGAAACTACGGCATTCACAATGATAGTCACCACCGAAAAGGAAACGGTGCGCTTACAGCCGATTTCCGCAGATTTCGGCGTGGGCGATTTCGGCAGTACGATTTGGCTTGCGTTCGGCAGTTCCGCAATGAAAGACAGCGTTCAGAGCATTACTCTGCTGTATGACGGAGATGTCGGAAATCTGACCGATGTTCTGAACAATGCGCCGTGTAACAGTTTCCAGACATCGTTTATTTATGTGCCATTTGAGGAGGAAGAAACATGATAAAAGGACGTGCGACCATTCAGATTTTTGATGAAAATACGGGCAAGGTAGTCCGTGAACTGCATGAGGAAAACATGATTACGAATGCTGTTGATACGATTCTCAACCCACCCGATTACATCGAAATCGGCATGGATTCCGACAATGACCGCAGTTTTAATATGCTGCGTGATTTCGTGGGAAACATTGCCGATACTGCGTTTCGTGGTATTATAGTCTGCCGCGACAAGATACCAGAGGACGGAAACAATATGATGCTACCGTGGACGAACGAGGAGATAGGTCACGCAGGAATCGCCAATACGAACACGGACACAAGCATAGGCACTTACAACGCTAACGAAAGCGGCCGTATTGAGAACGGCAAGGGCTACCGCCATGTGTGGGACTTTGCTTCGGACAAGGCGAACGGCGAAATCAGTTGTATCTGCCTTACCACCAAGGACGGCGGTACAAACGGAATGCACCATTCCTACTGGAATCTGTCCTGCGGAGGAACTGACCTTAACAGCAGTTCTCTGGACTCATTCAAGCAGGCGTATCACACTATTGTCGGGCGGTATATTCCGGATTCGCAATTCAACTGCGGGGTTTTCAAGTGGTTTTATATGGGCAGGCTCTCGAACGGAAATGTGCGCTTTCTCGGAAAGCATATCCATGACGGGTGCATTTACGAGGTCGTTATGTTCGACCCCATGTCGATAAGCGTAAGCGCGGAAAAGCCGTTCTGCGGCATTATCAGCGTGAAGAAAGTCATAGAGCTGTTCCCGGCGGCGGAGCGTATTCCGGATTCCATGTACGACAACAGCTATCATCATGGCGGCTATTTTTATGACTGTAACACTACGAATGTAGATTATATACCGCGGGAAGAAAAGGAAAAGCTGCGTCAGGATTGGGAGGATAACCCACAGTGGCTTGCATATTTTCCGTATGTTATCGGCGATAAGATACATATTGTTGCGACCTCACGCTGTCATATCCATCACTATATTTTCAGGCTGTCCGATTATTCGCAGGTTTCAAAGAAAACCATCGAAACCGACACTCTGCTCCAGACGTATGGCGTGGACTTTAAGTATGAGAGAATCAGCAATTCTTCATCGCAGTACAGATGGTTTTACGGCGCGGGTGTGAACGGCGATTACTGCAATGTGCTGAGTGCCTTTGAATGGGACGATAAGTACTTCGTCATTACTAAATACCCGCTGATAGACGGAAAAGAAGCGACAGGAACAAACAACTTCGGGCAGCTGCGTGTTTTCACCAAGGACGGCAAATCCACGGGCAAGACATGGCAGTATGTCGCTGACGGAACGCTCACAAATATGACCGCCGCTAGCTTCTGGGGATTTTATGTTGACGAAAAAACGAACACTCCGCTTGTGATTTGCGATAGCTGCAATATTTCCTATTCACTGCTTGCCCTTGAGATAATCAAAAGCGGCGATGATTACGGCAGATACAGAATGCGATTCTCCGCTCCAACATACGGAAACAGCTACCTGTATTCGTATGCAAACCTCATCAAGACGGACGGGCTGAACCTACCGCTGTATATTCTGCCATACTATCCGTATTCAAGCGGCAGTCAGCATTTCTTCGGCTTTGCGCTTGGGATATGCAAGCTGTGTCTTACAACAATAAATAACCTGTCAGAGCCGGTGCGAAAACTGGACGGGCAGGTCATGAAAATAACTTACGACATCGTTGACGAATGATTGGAGGGGTCATTATGAGAGAATTCTGGAACACAATTCAGCTTATTTTTACTGCGGTCGGCGGGTGGCTCGGCTGGTTTCTCGGAGGGAGTGACGGCTTGCTTTTTGCGCTTATTGCCTTTGTGGTAATCGACTACATAACCGGAGTGATGTGCGCTATTTCGGACAAGAAACTGTCCAGCGCAGTCGGGTTCAAGGGAATATGCAGAAAGGTGCTTATCTTCGCTCTGGTCGGCGGCGGGCATATCCTTGACACTCGTGTTATTGGCGCAGGCTCTGTTCTGCGCACTGCGGTGATATTCTTCTATCTGTCGAACGAGGGTATTTCACTGCTTGAGAACGCTGCGCACCTTGGTCTGCCCGTTCCGAAGAAGCTGAAAGATGTACTGGAGCAGCTGCATAAGAGAAGCGAAAAGGAGGACGAAGATGAAGATTAAAGGTGTTGATTTAAGCTACTGTCAGGAGGGCATCAGCTTTCCTGCGCTGAAACAGGCGGGTGTGAGATTTGCGATTATCCGTGCGGGTTTTTCCACCAAGAAAGATGTTACTATGGATAAGTTCGTGGCGGACTGCAAGAAATATGGCATTGACTACGGATTTTACTGGTACAGCTATGCAATGAGCGTTGAGCAGGCACTGACAGAGGCTGAAAAGTGCATTGAGGTAATCAAGACCTTATCTCCGACATATCCCGTATTCTTCGACATGGAGGAGAAAAAGCAGATCAGCGGTCTGAATACGGACACACGCACAAAGATGGCAATTGCTTTCTGTGAAAAGATAAGACAGGCGGGATTCAAGCCCGGAGTTTATGTAAATCCGTCCTTTATGGAGAACTATTACGACAAGAGCAGAATTGTCGGCAAGTACGACATATGGCTTGCTCACTGGACTAACAGCCCCGACTGCCCGTCAAAGAACAACTATGGTCAGACTATGTGGCAGTGGGGACTTGACAGAATAAGCGGTTATGATGTAGACGGTGATATCTGCTTTACCGATTACGGCAAGAAAAATCCTGTCAAGAAAACCATAGATCAGCTTGCTGACGAGGTGCTTGAAGGCAAGTGGGATAACGGTGCAGAGCGTTATAGATTACTGACCGCCGCAGGATACGACTACAATACGATTCAGAAAAGAGTAAATGAAAAGCTATACAGGAAAACTACCGATGAGATTGCAGTTGAGGTTATTGCGGGTCTGTGGGGGAATGGAGCCGAACGAAAGGAAAAGTTGACTGAAGCCGGGTATGATTATTCGGAGGTGCAGAAACGTGTAAATGAAATGCTCAGATAAAACTTAACAACTACAGTGATAATGCCCACCTTGGATTGATTTCCTTGGTGGGCATTATTTTTTTCGGACCGGATGACTATTTTTTCTCCAGTAGATATTGAGGTAATCCCTAGGATTGGAGGAAAGCTCAATGACAAATCAGCAAAAAGAACAAATACGAACAATGCGCTTACAAGGCGTCGGTTATATTAAAATAGGAAAAGCACTCGACATATCAGATAATACGGTGCGCTCATTCTGCCGCCGCAACGGTCTGGGTGACAAATCAAAGAATGCCGTGGCCTGTAAACAGTGCGGAAAGCTGATAAAAAACATTGCTAAGCAGAAACCGAAAAAGTTCTGCTCCGATTCCTGTCGAAATACATGGTGGAATGAACACAGGGATTGCGTCAACCGAAAAGCAAATTATGAATATACCTGTGCCTGCTGCGGACGTCATTTCACAGCTTACGGAAACAATCACAGAAAATACTGTTCTCATGCCTGCTACATAACAGACCGTTTCAGAAAGGGGCATACTTCTGATGAGTGACAATTACAGAAATCGGTTGGAAAGCTACCTTGCTTCCATGCTCCAGGCAAAACGAATGCTGTCGATGGGGATTATAACCCCGGAAGATTACGCCGATATTGATACAATTATGAACGAAAAATACGGTATATCTTCGTGTAGTTTATATTGCGGAATGGACTTGATATATGATGGCTTTAGAGGTAATATGTCACACTATAAGGAGGTGACGTTATGTCAGGAAAAATAACCATCGTATCAAAACCGCCAAAGCTGGAAAGAAAAAAGAGAGTAGCCGCCTATGCTCGTGTGTCGAGCGGTAAGGACGCTATGCTCCATTCGCTCTCAGCACAGGTCAGCTATTACAGCGACCTCATTCAAAACCACGGTGACTGGCTCTATACGGGTGTATATTCCGACGAAGCCAAGACAGGCACCAAGGATTCAAGAGCAGGTTTTCAGAATTTGGTCGCAGACTGCCGTGCCGGTAAAATTGATATGGTGATTACAAAATCCATCTCCCGCTTTGCACGAAACACAGTCACTTTGCTACAGACAGTTCGTGAGTTCAAAGCTCTGGGGGTGGATATTTATTTTGAGGAGCAGAATATTCACACAATTAGCGGTGACGGAGAATTGATGATGACGATTCTTGCTTCATACGCACAGGAAGAAAGCCGCTCGGCAAGCGAAAATCAGAAGTGGCGAATCAAGCGTAGTTTTGAATCCGGTATTCCCTGGGATAGGACTTTAATGGGGTATCGTATGGAAAACGAGCATTATGTTATTGTTCCGAGGGAAGCCGAAATCGTCCGCCGTATTTATAATGAATACCTTTCGGGCAGCGGCTACCAGCTTATTGCAAAACGCTTGAATGAGGAGGGTGTTCCGTCACGGTTTGGCGGTAAATGGAATCAGTCCGCAGTTTCACGAATACTCAGCAATCACACCTATACGGGTAATCTTTTGCTGCAAAAGACATTCCGTGAAAACCATATCACTAAACGGAAAATCTTCAATAACGGCGAACTTCCGAAGTATCTTGCTGAAGAAAGCCACGAAGCCATTGTTGACGAAAAAACTTTTCAAGCTGTTCAAGAGGAAAAGTCAAGGCGGGCGGCTCGGTTTAACAAGAAGTCTGTGCCAAAGAAAACATATCCCTTTTCAAGCCTTATGGTGTGCGATAACTGCGGCAAAAACTATCGCCGAAAGATCACAAAAACGGGAGCGGTCTGGGTGTGCGGAACATACAATTCACTTGGTAAAGCAGCTTGTGCGTCTAAGCAGATACCGGAGTCTACTCTACAGCAAGTCACTGCTGATGTCCTGGGTCAGAATGATTTTACTCACGAGTGGCTTTGCCACCGAATTCAGCATATTCGCGTCTGCAATGATAATACCCTGATTTTCTATTTCAAGGACGGTTCGGAAATTACTCGAATTTGGAAAGACCGCTCACGCAGTCAAAGTTGGACGGACGAGATGAAAGAAGCCGCCCGTCAGAAAACATTAGAAAGGAGCAAGCATAATGCCTAAAGTTACGATGATACCGGCGACTGTAAATTCCTTGACGCATCTGCCAAAGGCATCCGTGCAGAAAAGGCGTGTTGCCGGATATGCCCGAGTTTCAACTGACAGTGATGAGCAGTTCACAAGCTATGAAGCGCAGGTGGACTACTACACCCGATACATTCAGTCAAAGCCGGAGTGGGATTTCGTAAGGGTCTATACCGATGAAGGAATTTCCGGCACAAATACCAAGCGCCGCGAAGGTTTCAAGGAGATGATAGCGGACGCATTGGCGGGTAAAATCGACCTTATTGTTACAAAGTCGGTCAGCAGATTTGCTCGAAACACGGTTGACAGCCTTGTAACTATCCGAAAGCTGAAAGAAAACGGCGTTGAGTGTTATTTTGAAAAGGAGGGTATTTACACCTTCGACGGCAAGGGCGAACTGCTCATAACCATAATGTCCTCACTGGCGCAGGAAGAAAGCCGCAGTATTTCCGAAAACATTACGTGGGGTCAGCGCAAGAGCTTCGCTGACGGCAAGATTCATTTGGCATATAAGCATTTCCTCGGTTATAAAAAGGGCGAGGACGGACGGCCTGCCATTGTCGAGGAAGAAGCCGTCGTTGTTCGGCTGATTTACAGATTATTTCTTGACGGCAAAACCCAAGCAGGAATTTGCAGGTATCTTGAGGACTTGGAAATACCGTCACCAAGCGGTAAGGCAAAGTGGAGCAAAACCACAGTTACCAGTATTCTGACAAATGAAAAATACAAGGGTGACGCACTTCTCCAAAAGTCTTTTACAGTAGATTTTCTGCAAAAGAAAACAAAGCTAAATGAAGGCGAGGTGCCGCAGTATTATGTTGAGGGCAGCCACCCCGCCATTATTGAACCTGATGAATGGAATCACGTCCAAGCTGAATTTGCCAGACGAAAAGCACTCGGCAACGCATACAGCGGAAAAAGCGTACTCTCTGCAAAGCTGGTTTGCGAGGACTGCGGCGGGTTCTTCGGCTCAAAGGTCTGGCATTCCACCGACCGCTACCGTCGCACTGTTTGGCAGTGCAACAATAAATTCAAAGGCGGTGAACGTTGTCTGACGCCAACTGTGGATACGGAAACCGTACAGCAGCTCTTCATAAAAGCCTATAACCAGATGATGGGAAATAGAAAGCAAATCATTGAGGACTGCGAACTGATGCGCAAAAAGCTGACCGATTTCAAGTCACTAGACGCCGATATTGAGCGTCACCTTGAGGAAACGCAGATTGTTGCCGAACTTGTCAAGGCTGCAGTTAAGGATAATGCAGTCACCGCACAATCGCAGGAAGCGTACTTGAAAAAGTATGAATCACTTACCAAAAGGTACGAAACAGCGGCTGCAGAACTGGCACGCCTGCAAAACCTCCGTACCCTCCGCAGTCAAAAAGATAAGGCTGTAGCGCTTTACATAAGAACTCTGAAAAAACAGCCGACCGTATTGAGCGAGTGGAACGACACTTTATGGACTGTGATGGTAGAGAAAGCAATAGTCCACAGGAACAGCGAGATAACCTTTGTATTCTACAATGGTACTAAGGTTAAAGTGAGGCAATAAAACGATCGCTCTACTAAAAATCAATGCCATCTCAATAAAATCAAACAGTAAACACCGCCGCATAGAGAAGCTACTCTCTGTGCGGCGGTGTTCCTTCATATTTTCTTATCGTACACGATGCACTGCTTCACCGGAAGCCTCAATTACGCTCAGACCAATTTTTTCTTTCTTATGATACTGATTGCAACGCTCACGACATTCCAGAGCAGAGAAGTGCCTGCAACGGATACTGCCGCGGTTGCAAGCGGCTTGGAAACATTAACGTTGTCGCTGATAGCGGAAATATTGCCCGCGTCCAACGTCGTATTGTCAGTCAGTGTCAGAATCAGGTTGCCGTTGTCATCAATGCGGCAGCCCTTGATTCCGATACCGTTCTTTCCGTCAACGCCGTCCTTACCGTCTTTTCCGTCCGTACCGTTCTTGCCGTCAGTGCCGACGATTTTACCGAGATTGGTAACAACGCCATCGGTAAACGTGATAATCAGATTGCCGTCGGCATCAATTTCAGCCGATTGTATTCCGTTGCCGTTTGAACCGTCTTGACCGTCCTTTCCTGCGTCACCTTTTTCTCCGGTTACTTTGCCGAGGTTGTGTACAGTACCGTCTGACAGTGTAATGATAAGGTTGCCGTTTTCGTCAACAACAGCATTCTCAATGCCGACTCCGTCAGCACCGTTTCTACCGTTTTCACCGTTGCTTGCGTTTACCTTGCCTGCATTATGCACAGTGTCGTCGGTCAGGGTGATAATAAGATTTCCGTCCTCGTCGATAGTTACCGACTTAACGCCTACGCCTGTAGCGCCGGTATCACCCTTGTCACCCTTGTCACCCTTGTCGCCTTTGTCGCCTTTGTCGCCCTTAGCCTCGGTGACCTTACCAAGGTTATATACTGTATCGTCAGTCAGA